GGATCAGAGGTGGCGGTTGTGTGAGGCCAGGATGATGTTGGGGGATTATTCGGACTGGGGGGGGTGGGAGTATCGTGATCCTTGGGTGGCGGGTTTGTGGCACAACCCGAAGCGGTTTGGGGTGCCGGCGTGGGACGGGGTGAGTGGGGGGGAGTTATATGTATTTGGGGAGCAGGGGTTGGGGGATGAGATATTTTTTGCTTCGTGTCTGCCCGAGGTGATGGGGAGATGCAGGGTACGGTTGGAGACCGATGCGCGGTTGATACCGGTGTTTGAAAGGCTGGGGGTGGAGTGTGTGGCGGGTGAGTTCGTGGTGCGGGATGGGAAGCGGGGCAGGGTTCAGCGTGAACCGGTGGGGGATTGGTGGATACCGTTTGGAGACTTGCCCAGGATTTTGCGGCATCGGACGCCGTTTCCGGATGCTCCGTATTTGACGGGAGACCCGCGCGAGAAGGAGCGGTTTTCTGGCTACCGGGGAAGGGTAGGGGTGAGCTGGAGAGGGGCGCAGGGCGAGTATGGCTGGCGCGAGTTCTCGGCTGGGATCAAGGACCCGCTGTGCCTGCAATACGATCCGGACTGGGATTGCGATCTGGAACGACCTGCCCTGGATTTGAAGAACGATATCGAAGGGCTGATCGGGCTGCTGTGCAACCTGGAACGGGTGGTAACGGTTTCCACCACGGTGGCGCATCTGTCCTGCGCACTGGGCATCCCGACCGAGGTCATTCTGGCCGCTAACGGCCGCAATTCCAACCGGCTGCCGTGGAAATGGGGCCGGGGAGGAAAAACCCCATGGTACCGCACGGCAACAGTCTACCCCAGCCTGTCGAACAGGCTGTCGGCATGCTCTACTCGCTGATCATCCGCTTCCCCGATCTCGACCCGATGCTAAGACCCATCGTGCTCAAGCTCGAGTCGATGACAGAGAAAAAGATCGAGGTGCGCGATTTTTGACGTCTGCTGCGTACTTCGCTCGGGAGGCGTCTATACCCCGGAATGGGTGCGAAAACTCCGTGACGCGACGGCAAGACACCTCGAAGGACACCGCTTCTATTGCTTCTCCGATGTGGACGTACCCTGCGAACGCATTGCCCTCGAACACGACTGGCCCGGCTGGTGGGCCAAGATCGAGCTCTTCCGCGCCATAAAACGCCCCACCCTCTACCTCGATCTCGATACCCTGGTCACCGGACCCCTGCAACCCCTGGCCCGACTCACCCACGACTTCGCCATGATCGATCTGAGACACGCCAACCAGGAAGGCATCGGTCAATCCGGGGTCATGTGGATTACCAAACCCATGCCCGAGATCTACGACAAGTTCACATCGAGACCCGAAGCCTGGATGCGGATCTACACCGAACAGGCCAAACAGACCTACTGCGGCGATCAGGCCTTCATCTACGACGCCATCGGCATCCCGCCCAAGATCACCCGCGACCTGCCCGGCTTCGTGCGCTCCTACAAGCTGCAATGCGTGAACGGACCACTCAATTCGTCCCTGGTGTGCTTCCACGGCAAACCCGGCCCGCACGAAACCACCGGCTGGACACAAAAAGCATGGATTTGAACCAGAACATGAGCTACTGGGGATTCGTCGATTGCGGCGGCTTTCGCATGCTCTCCGGCGGCAACGACGATCTGGTCGCCCTGCGCTTCAAATGGGCAAACTATGAGAAACACTCGATCGCCCTGTGGAAGAACTTGTGCAAGGGCACGGTGCTCGATATCGGCGCCCATACCGGAGCCTATACCCTGGCCGCCTTGACCCAAGGGGCCGAAGTCTATTCCTTCGAGCCCAATATCATGGCCTTCGCCCGGCTGAATCTGAACCTGCGGGCCAATTTCTTCCCCACCGACAAGGCCTTCCCGGTGGCGGTCGGAGAAGAAACCGGACTCGCCCGGCTCCAAGTGTCCCTGGACCCGTCATTTCTCAGCTCCGGAGGCGCGATCGCAGAACAAGGCATCGAGGTTCCCATGGTCAACCTGGATCGCTTCTTCACCCGAACACCCACTATTTCCGCCATCAAGATCGATACCGAAGGCTTCGAGGAACCCTGCCTCAAAGGCATGAGCGACATCCTCCAACAGCGCCCGGCCATCCTGTTCGAGTGCATCCAGGAATCCAACATCATGGACCTGCTGCAAGGCTATCGCTTTTATCTGATCGACGAGCAGACCGAAACCCTCGCCCCGGTCGATACCCTGACCCCGCAACGGCACAACGGCAAACCGATCGCGCACCTGCGCAACCGGCTGGCACTGTACGAGACCTACCATTGAGCATCGACCAGGCAATCGACCTGCTGGCGAAATTCGTCCACTACGACGAAACCCACCGGCTGGAAAAATATCAGCCCTACCCGTTCCAGACCCGCTTTCACAACGCCATCGGCCTCAATACCCGCTATCCCGCCACCCAGAAAGCGTTGATGTGCGGCAACAAGGTCGGCAAAACCTACTGCGCGGCCATGGAAACCGCCATGCACCTGACCGGAGACTACCCGGATTGGTACCGTGGCCCCCGTTATCGCTTCGCCACCACCGTTCTCAGTGCCGGGGTGACCAACGACACGGTGCGCGATATCATGCAAAAAGAATTGTTCGGAGACCCCGAAGACCCGGCCAAAGCCGGCACCGGAACCATCCCGATCGAGCGCATCGGCAAGCTCACCCGCAAAGCCGGCGTGCCCAACGCCTTCGATAACGTTCAGGTCAAGCACAAATCCGGGTCCTGGTCCAAATGCACCTTCCGCGCCTATGAACAAGGATGGGAAAAGTTCATGGGCTTCGGCATCCATATCGGATGGCTGGACGAGGAACCGCCGGAAGAAGTGTGGTCGCAGTGCATCCGCGCCACCTTCGCCACCAAAGGCTTCCTCTACTGCACGTTTACCCCCGAAAAAGGGATGACCAAGGTGGTCCATCAGTTCGTCCATGAACTGAAGACCGGCCAAGCCTTGATCCGCGCCACCTGGGACGATGCGCCCCATATGAGCGGCGAACGGCGCGAGATGTTCCTCCAGCAAATCCCCGCCCACCAACGCGAAATGCGGGTCAAGGGCATCCCGATGATGGGCTCGGGCATGGTCTACCTGGTGGCCTACGACGATCTGTTCATCGATCCGGTGGAACTGCCCCGCCATTGGCCGCGCATCTGCGGCGTGGACTTCGGCATCGGCCACGCCTTCGCCGCGATATGGCTCGCCTGGGACCGCGATACCGATACCGTCTACCTCTACGACGAATACCGCACCCAGGACGGCAAAATGCCGGTACACGTGGCGCGCATCAAATCGAACGGCGACTGGATTCCGGTAGCCTGGCCGCACGACGGGCTGAACCGGGAGAAAAGCTCGGGCAAGCCGCTCGCCGACCTCTACCGCCAGGAAGGCGCGTTGATGCTGCCCCAACCGTTCTCCAACCCGCCTTCCCCCGGTGTCGAAGAAGGAAAAGGTGGCCATTCCGTGGAATTCGGTACCGACTGGCTACTCAACAAGATGCAGATGGACCAGTTCAAAATCTTCAAAACCTGCAAAGGCGTGCGCGAGGAGATCGGCATGTATCACCGCATGAACGGATTGATCGTGAAAGCCAACGACGACCTGATGGACGCCATGCGCTACGCCGCGCTCTCGCTGCGCCACGCCAGAACGCCCTCGGTCAAGGCGCGGCAAGTCGAAATGCCGGCCGGCGCAGGGAACTGGTGATGGAAGAAGTCAAAAACCGCCGCATCGGCAAGAAAGACTGGACCCGGCTGGAAGAATTCATCAACGCCGAATTCGAATACCGCAAGGGCCAGAACTTCCGCCGCGATCATGAGGAAAAATGGACCGAGATCGACCGCCAACTGGCAATGAAATCCATGCGCCGCGTCTCGCCCAGCGGCAAGGAACTGCCCAAATCGTGGCACAGCGGCTTCGAACTCGGAGAACTGTCCAAGGCATCGGAAATCATCACCGCCGATGTCACCCGCATCCTGTTTCCCCAGGACCGCGCCTGGTTCGAGCCCCACGTATCCGAAGTCGAGACCATCATCACCGCGGTGGGGGGCAATCCTCCCGCCTCCCAGGACGCCGCCCAAGTACGAGCAGACGGCCTGTTGAGAAGTTTGATGTCGCAGCAGCACATCGACTTCGGCTTGAAAGCCCGGGTCGAGCTGTCGATCAAGGAAGCTCTGCACCACGGCTCGTTTGCCGCCTACGTCCGGTTCGAGAACGAGATGCTGGCCTACGGCGGGAAGATCGGTTCCCTCGGCGCCCCGGTGTGGGTGCCCTATTCGATGTGGAATACCTACCCCGATCCGTCCCCCTCGGTGATCTCCACCGGGCTGTTCTACACGGGCTCGATGATCCTGATCGAATTCATGCCGCTGTGGAAACTGAAACGGATGAAGGGCGAAGGCTGGATGCTCGCCAACATCAACCGGGTGAAAAAGGAAGAGCACAAGAACAAGGACAACGAGACCTTCGACGTCAAGCTGGTGCTCTATTGCGGAGACCTGAACATCGAACGCGGCGACGGCGACATCTACCTGCCCAACTCGAAAGCGATCACCGCCAACGGCGTGCTGATCTACTACGCGGAAAACACGCTGCCCTATCAGCCGATCATCTTCGACGGCTACGAACGCCAGGATGTACGCGACCCGTATTTCACCTCTCCCATCATCAAGCAATCGCCGATCCAGAAGATCACCACCATCTCGGCCAACAAGTTCATCGACGGCATCGCGCTGAAGACCGAGCCGCCGATCGAATACGACGGCAACGATCCGGATTACGTGATGAACGGCGGCCCCCAGATCTACCCCGGCGCCAAGACCCCGACCCGCTCGATGGGCAAAGGCATGAAGACGCTGGAGATCGGGGAACCGAAGTGGGCGCTCGAAGGCATGCAAATGGGGCTGCGCCAGATGCAGGAAGGCACCGGAGTATCTTCCCTTCGCACCGGGGTGGTGAATTCCGACCGCCAGACCGCGACCGAAGTCATCAAGACCGGCCAGGGCGCGGAAGTCAGAACCGTGGATTTCGTCGGCAAACTGGAAAGCCGCGGACTGAGGCCGTTTCTCTACATGCAGCATGCCCTGAACCGGCAAAAACTCAAAAGCTATCCGTTCTACAACGACGAGATGTCCACGCGGGACTTTCTGCGGCTGTCATCCAGGGAAATCGACTTCGATGCCCACTTCGACGTGACCGGCTCCCGCGGGGTGCTGGGAGAGGAACAAAGAACCGAGAAAGTGATGCGCACCACCGCCTTCTTCTCCGGCAACCCGCTGTTCGCCTCCAAGCTCAAGGTGACCGAGATCATGCTCGATGGCTACCGCGACGCGGGCAAGAAAAACCCCGAGCAATTCGTGCAGGTCGAGGAACAACCGATCCCGCCGCAAGTCCAGGCGCAACTGCAACAGGCCCAGCAGATCATCCAGAAATTGTCGCAGGATTTGCAGCAGGCCCAGTCCGGCATGCAGGCCAAAATGGCCGAAGTGCAGCGCAAGGCGCAAGCCGACGAGGCCGACAACAAGCTGGAAGCCGCCAAGCTCACGCTGGCCAAGGCCGAGGCCATGCAGGCCGCCCAACAAGACAACCGCCAGGCGTTCGAGGACGCCCGGCAGGCACGCGAAGAACTGGCCCTGAGACGGCGCGAGCTGGAATCGCAGGTAGCAGTGGATATGAAGCAGATCAACACCGACTTCATCGCCAAAATGGCCAAGATCGAAGCCGATCTCCAGATTCAGGGCGAGAAGATCGACGCCGCCCGCCAGGAGCAGAGCCGCCCGCGCAAGCGCACCATCAAGGCGCCCAGCGGCAAGGTCTACGAAGTGGATGAGAAGTGACAACCGAAAAGGATGAACGATGAGCGCAACCAATGCTTTTGAGACTTCCCTGCTGGGACTGATCATCACCAATGTCGCGGCGGCGAACGTGGGCGACGCGAGCGGGCTCCAGCCCTCGGCCGCGGCCGGTGTGTTCTGGATTTCGCTGCATACGGCGAGCCCCGGCGAGACCGGCGATCAGACGACCAATGAATCCGCCTACACCAACTATGCCCGGCAGGACGAGGCGCGCAACACGACGCAGTGGACGGTCACCGGCAATACCGCCGACAACGATAACGCCATCGGATTTCCAACCGGCGGCGCGACCGGCTCCACGGTGACCGATTTCGGGATCGGTTCGGCCGAAACCACCGCCGGGAATCTGTTCCTGTTCGGCGCCTTGACCTCCTCGCTCGCGGTTTCCTCGGGGATTACTCCCAGTTTCGCGGCGGGAGCTTTAGACATCACTTTAGATTGATGGTCTCCATCGTCAACAAGAACTTGCTCCGGAAGCAGCGTATCGCCGTGGCCAGCGAGGGCGATCTGGTGGTGATGACGCTCGGCAACGTCGAGGTCAAGCTGCCTTACGAGACCGCGTTCCTGCTGTCGCAATGGCTTCGGGTGCGCGCGAAGGAAGGCAAGAGGCGGGCCGGCGACACCGGCCGTCACTGGTCGCTGCTCGGAACGCTGCACGATGCTTCGATGAGGTAGCGCGTGATCCTCACCGCGCTCGATCTCGCCTCCCGCACGCGCGGCAAGTACCGCTCGACCGCGAGCGGGGTGCTGATCCCCGACGGAGATACGTTCTTCACCGTCGCGTTGTCCCGGCCTGACCCGACCGCGGCGGCATGGCCGAGCCGGGGAACCGGCGGCAAGGCCGATACCCATTTCTTCGATAATGACCGCGCGCAGGCGGTAGTCGGTGGTCTCGATACCGAAGTCCTTCGTGCCTACTTCTGGCTGTCGCTCGACGGCGGGTTGACCTGGCAACTTCAGGGCCACGTCGGAACGACCGGCGGGCACCTGGTCGGGCTGGATGGCAAGCCGCTGCTGCATACTCGGTATGGTGGTGAACTGCCGGAAGGCCTTGGCAGGCGCCTGCAGGTGGTGCTGGACGTTCGTGAAGCGTTGCGCACCGACGCCATTATCTCGACCGATGCGCGAAAACGTCCCCCGGTCCTGCGGTTCGACGATCACCATTCCATCGCGGTTACCTCGACCGCCAGCGGTTCCAGCGAGGGCGCTTCGAGTGTAACGACCAGCGGCAACGTAACCCCTACAGGGTCCGATCGTTACCTGGTGGTGTACGGCGGCAACCTGGACCTGGCGGGACCAGCTACTTATACCTCGATCGTGTTCGGAGGGGTGACCCAGACCCAGATCACCAACGATGGCCCGTTCCAGACCTATTTCCGGCTGGCTTCGGCAGGCGACGTAAACCCATCCACCACCGGGGCCACTTGCACCTATACGGTGGCCAACGCCGA